TTTCCATTTGGCTTCATTTACTCCATATTGAAATACTTCATCTATGAATGCTTTTGTTTTCCTTGCAGGGATAGTTGGGGGTTTAGTGAATCTTTCGGGTTTTATTTCTATTAGGTATTTCTGTAATCCGCCGGTTTTATCCAATACTTTAATGTAGAAGTCCACAAAATATCTGTGCACTTTTTTATCCAATGGGGAAATATATGGCACAATTACCGTTTCAGATCCCCATTCCTGCACAGAAGAATTAGAATCACACCACTTCATAAAACGCAATTCCCATAAGGAACGATATACAATATTATTTACATCTCCTCTATATTTCGAAGGATTCTTGGTTCTAAACTTACCCTTATAGGTTTTGGTATATAGCATTTAATATAAATAATAGTGTCCCAACAATATTTATAAAGAAATATATGGCATTAGTACGCGGAAGCGAAGCGATGGAAGATTTTATAAAACGTACGTTTGTAAATCAATCCCTACAAGAGTATACTGTCGACACTTTAGAGTATCCAGATGGTTTGCGCACAAAACCGGATTTACAAAACTACGTTGCCTTTTTTATTAATACTAGAGACAAAGCTACTGGCGGAAAAAACGAAGAAAGAGTAAACTATTATGTTAGCAAAACCGAACAAGATAGAATAAATGCATTGAATAATAGTGGATCTAGACTAACTCAAGATAATATACAAGAAGGGGGACAAAACTTATTAGAAAATGCGGGTAAAATTGCTGGGCTAGTAGCGTTAGGCGCATCAATAGGAACCGGCTCTAAAATTAAAGATTGGAGAAGCACTCTAGCAACAGCTGCAGGGGCAGGATTTTTAGCTACGGGTATATCTGAAATAGTACAAGAATTAGATTTTTCCATATTTAAATCGGGCAGTACATCAAGACTTAAGGATGTAATCACACTACATGTATCAGAAAAACCGGTGGTACAGTACGGTGTAAACTATACCAATAAAGATATAGGCGCGATAGCAGGTATGCTGATACAAGGATCCAACAAATCTTTGTTTGAAAATATGAAGGACCCCGAAATGCGGTCAAGAGCTTTTGCAGAAGTAGCCAAAATTCCTGCATTAAAATCTGGAGGAGGAATTATATCAGATCTATTAGAATTAAGTTCTAGAACAAAAACAAATCCATTTAGAGAAGTCTTATTTGAATCTGTTAATTATAGAACATTTCAATTTAATTATAGATTTTTACCAAAAACACCGGATGAAACTGAAAAAGTAAGAAATATTATAGATACATTTAAAAAACACATGCATCCAGAACTTGAATCAAAAAAATTGTTTTACATATATCCTTCTGAATTTGATATAAAGTATTACTATAAAGATAAAGAAAATAAGTATTTACATAAATTTGCCAGATGTGCCTTAACAGATCTAGTTGTTGATTATGGTGGGGACCAATTTGTAACATTTCCAGATGGTGCTCCTATTGAAATAGGAATGTCTCTTAAGTTTCAAGAATTAGAACAGATGACATCTGAAGGAATACAAACATATGGCTACTAATTTTTTTGAGAATTTTCCGAGAATTGCTTATACCTTAGATGATAATGAGTCCGAACAGGTAATACAAGATATATTTAAAAGAGCAATTTTATCTAAAGAATTTCAAGATAATAATTCCTATTTTGAAACTTACGAGGTATTGGGTGGTGAAACCCCCGAACAATTATCTTTTAGATTTTATGGCACACCTAATTTGCATTGGTTAATATTACTGACGAATAATATTATAGATCCTAGATTTGAATGGCCTCTTAGTCAGGATAATTTAATAAAACAAACACAAAGTAAGTATGGCACCGAAAGAGATGTTTTTACCACTAATAGAGCGGTAAATGCAAAAGGATATCAGGTTGAAACATTCTTTGTTTTATTGGAAGACTCCACACACAAAAATCCAAAAAGATTAATCATAGAAACTCCCGATGATGGAGGTATTAATACACCGATTGCATATAAAGAATCGGAAATAGGAACAGATTTTCAAAGTAATTATGAGGTAGAGGAATTAACTAATGAGAGTTATAGATTGATTAAAATCTTAAAGGCAGCTATTGTTGACCGTGTCATTACAGATTATAATGCATTAATAAATCAATAATGTCCGAAGAAATATTACAAGCCCCCGGGCAAATAGAAATAAATGAAATCAAGTTAATTTCATTAAATAAAGGTATAAGTATAAGTCTTTTAGATTATCTTGTAGAAATTAATCTTTATGAAAGCGTATTCGATCCTATTGTTACAGGATCAATAATTTTGTCTGATAGCAGGAATTTAACTTCACTTTTTCCCTTGGTAGGAGATGAATATCTTTTTATAAATGTAAAGACCCCTAGCTTAACTGACAAATATAGTATATATAAAACTTTTAGAATATATTCTTTAGAAAATAAAAATTATGTGAACGATGGTAGTACAATAATTTATGAATTAGGTATTATGTCTACTGAGGGATTCAATGATGTGTTAAATCCTATATATAAATCTTTTGAGGGAACTCCGTCAAAAGTAATAAATGATATTTTTATAGATTACCTACAAGCTAATAGAAATATAATTACAGGATCTAGTATAAAGACCACTTTAACGTTTTTAGAATATCCAAAAAATATATTAAAATTTATTAGTCCAGGCTGGACACCCATCCAATGTATTAATTGGTTAGCAGGAAAATGCTTACCATCCGCAGGAAAAGCTGCAAATTTTTTATTCTGGGAAACTACTAAAGGATTTTATTTTGGTAGTATGGATAGTATATTATCCAATTTAGAGGCATTCTCAATAGGTGAGTATGTTTATTCTGAGGCATATATAAAAACTTTATCGGTGGATGAAAAATATAAAGCTATGTATGCAATAAAATCTTTATCTGTGGAAACCACAGTAAATCAATTGGACAACAGCAGACTAGGATATCTTGCAAGTTCTTTAGTAGATATCGATGTTTATAATAAAACATATGAGATAAAAGAATATGAGCATCCCGTAGAATTTGACAAATACGCACATCTAAATAGTAAAGATTCTTATCCAATGTTTGATAAGAATGTATTAAGAAATCCGTACTCATACCAAAAAACTAATTATAGTACTCCTAAATTGTTTACTAAGGTAGAAAATAATTTTGATCAAATACCGAAGGTTACATTTGGCAATAGAAGATCAAATTTGCTAGAGTTAAATAATTTTAAAATGGAAATTGTAATTCCTGGAAGAACGGATGTAGAGGTAGGAAATATTATAAAAATAATTTTTCCAAAGGGAGAACCGGGTGCACCTACATCACAAGATAAAACATCCTCAAAACGAGATAAGGCATATACAGGGTATTACCTAATAACAAATTTATCTCATAAAATAAATCCAAAAACACATTATATTACTATGAATGTGGTTAAGGATTCTTTTTCAAAGACAGAATATAACAAGGCTAGAAAATGATATTTGGTAATAATGAGCTTGTCTGGTGGACTGGGGTTGTTGAGGATAGAGACGATCCAGAAAAACTAGGAAGATGCCGAGTAAGAGTATTCGGTCATCATACTGCGGATACTACAGCATTGCCTACCTCAGATTTACCATGGGCCCTACCTATGCAGTCTATAACATCTGCAGCAACGTCAGGAGTAGGTTCTGCACCTGTAGGTATAGTACCAGGAACTTGGGTTGTGGGTTGGTTTATGGATGGATCGGAGATGCAACGCCCGTTAATTATAGGAACACTTGCGGGCAAACCCTCTCCGTCTGTAGCATCATTGGCTAGACAAGCACAGGATAAATCTATAAACAATGTTGTTAAAAGTTCCGGCGGTGAAGCTTTGGTTAATCAGGATAATACCTATGTAGTAAAAACTGACAAAAATTCTCAACCTAATTTAGGTCCGTTGACACAAACAGATTTAAATACATTTCTTAAAACATTTTCTGAAAAAGTATCAGGTGGAAATTATGCTAAGGAAAGTTCTGCAGGAGATTTAGGTAAGTATCAGTTAAGTGTCAATGCTTTAATTGATTTGGGATATGTTAAAAGATGTCCGGAAGATATAGTTTCAGCTACATGGACTGCTGATTCTAATAATTGGACAGGTAAGGATGGCATAACAAGTAAAACAAAATTTTTAGAAGATACTGCAATACAAGAATCTGCAGTTGTTGCATCATCCAAAATTAATTATAATACTCTATTACGAATGGGGAAAATTTCAGATAAAGATGATCCAAAAGATGTTGCTGGATTATTAGCCACATCATTGGCAATGGGTGTAACTAATGCAGACAAATTAAATAAAAAAGATATTAATGGAAAATTAGCTAAGGATTATTTTGTTGCCGTTAATACTGCTCTAGGCGGAAATGCAAGAGATTTTGAATACAAACTAGACGCCGCAGGTAATTTTTTACCAAGTACAAATAATACAAATATAAACAATGCTGCTTTGAATAATTCTGCGTTAAATAATATAAAAGGATTCCAAGATCCAAATAAAAAATATCCAAGCTCAGATTATACGGGTGTTAGTGATATCAATAAATTAGCAGTCGGCGATGTAACACATAAAAGTTTTAACGTAAAAAAGAATAAGAAAATAGACAATATTCAATTAGCTAATAGTAAACAAACATGGAACGAACCCGACTCTGCGTATGGTGCGGGATACCCGTATAATCAAGTTACAGAAACTGAGGCCGGGCATTTAATAGAATTAGATAGCACACCGGGCGCAGAAAGAATACATATATTTCATAAGACAGGCACATATATTGAGATTGACGTAAATGGATCAATGGTGAGAAAAACCGTAGGTGATAACTATGAGGTTATAGATCGTAATAATCTAGTATATGTTAAGGGTGCCCAATGTATAACGGTTGAAGGCAAAACTAGTATATTAGTTAAGGATGACGCAAAAATTCAAGTAGAGGGCGACTTGGCAGTAACAAGTCATGGAAATACGTTGGTACAAAGTGCCGGCCAAACAAGTATCATATCCGAAAATTTAAGGGTTACCGCAGCTAAGAGTTTTAGTCTAGTATCCGAGGGTCCCATTAGTATGCAGGGTAAAGGAATAAATTTTTACTCCAAAGATGGAGATATTGTTCAAAAAGCTTCCGGAGATTTCTTAATGGAATCTGGTAGAACATCTACTATGAGTATAAACGGGGGATTGGAAACTTTAATAGAAGGCGCTACCGTAAAACAACAATCAGGTGCCGTGAGTATTCAGCAAATAGATCGTCCAATAGATAAATTGCCTGAGAAAAAATCACCAGATAAAACACCTATTCCTTTATTACAAAGAGAGGTAGTATCCAAAGCAACATTCTACCATGATGCCGGGGATGAGGGAACAGATGCCTATAAATTAAGCTTAGAACAACTAGGTTTAATCAACACTAGTATTGTTCCTAAAGTAGTTGAGGGTGAGGCAATACTTTCTGCAGCTACACCCATAATAAAAGTAAATGATGCAGATATTAATAAATTTACATTCTTCCCAAGATCATTTATATTATCCAATAAAGATAACAGAATATTTACGTTGGATGATATGTTAAAGGATGGCGGTTTAGTTGCTCAACGAGGATTGACAGAAAAACAAATAGTATATAACTTAAAACAATTAACTGTAAATTGTTTAGATCCTATTAAGGCAAAGTTTCCTGATATGAAAATTAATAGTGTGTTTAGACCAGTAACAACTACAGTCACTGGAAGCAATGCTGAGACAAGCGACCATGGATTAGGTGCGGCCGCAGATATAAAATTTACAAATACTAGATTTAAGGATTACAGCGACATAGCTCAGTGGATAGTACAAAATATTCCTCATAGACAAGTTATTTTAGAATATGCGTTTGAGTCTGGAAATAATAAATTAAGATCGGCGTGGATACACATTGCGTTCTTAACTGCAAACGGGGCAATAGTTAACACATCCAAACCTCCAGTGCAGACATTTGCCAATCACACACCTGTTTCCAAATCTTTGGTAAATTTAGCATAATAAATATCTAATATGGCAACCAGTAAACAAATAAAACAATTTACAGATTTGGATTTATCCTTTAAGATTAATCCATTTACTAAAGATCTTTATCTTAAAACAGATGAGGATGCAGTAAAAACTGCGATTAAACATTTAATTAGAACTAAGAACTTTGAAAGATCTTTTCATCCAGAAATAGGAACACAAGTACATTACTTATTATTTGAAAATTTTTCCTCAGCAGTCAAACTCGCAATGGAGAGAACAATAATTGATTCTATAGAAAAATATGAACCTCGTGTTAGATTAATAGATGTACAAATAGAAGAATCAGCTGACACTAATGATTTGGTTGTTAATATTATTTTTGCTTTAAAAAATACTAGTAATCCTGTTACAATTTCAACACTAATAAGTAGAGTAAGATAATGGCAAATTACAGAATATCAGAATTAGATTTTGATGGAATCAAAAATAATTTAAAACAATTCTTAACAAACT